CGCACTATTCCAAGCGCCATTTGTGGGTCGCGCCAGGCAAAGGGCTCGACACGATCAAGACCACGACAGAGCTGATGGAGCTCGGCGCAAAAATCGAGATGCGACCGCTCTGGCCGCGGCACTGGACGGCAGCGCTCAATTTTCCGAACTGACTGATGCCAAAACCACAACTTGAAAGGAAAACCACGACATGGAACTGATTGACCAACTGACGCTGCAATGGCAGGCCGCCAAGCAGCGCGAGAACCAGGCACGCGACGATCGCGTCGCCATCGAGGACAAGATCCTCGCCCTGCACCCGGCGCGCGAGGAAGGCACCGAGTCTGTCACCACCGCGGCCGGCACCAAGATCCGGCTCACCGGCAAGCTGACCTACAAGTGCGACCTAATCGCGCTGCAGTCACTCACGCTTGACTGGCCCGAGGACGTGCGCCCGGTGCGCATGAAGCTCGAGGCCGATGAAACGAAGCTCAAGGCTATCCGGCAGGAGTCGCCAAAGCTCTGGGCAAAGATCGCCGCGGCCGTCACCACCAAGGCCGCCAAGACCGGCGTGGCGATCGAGTTTAAGGGGGAATAACAAAATGGACACGAACCTAAAGTCCGGGAAAAAAATCGAGTTAGTTCCTTTGTGGGACTTTGCTATCGGTGCAGGCTGCGATCCCAAAGAATTGCGAGTGGAACTTGTCGCTGCGGGCATCCCCATTCGCGAGATAAAGGTCGGTGGCCAGCGCTGTTGGTTTGTTGAGCGCGATCAGTTAGATCTTTTCATTACGCGCGGCTGCTATCTAGCACCAACGGAGGACTGACATGGCCTTTGATCTTTCATCCATCAGCAAGACCAAGCGCCTGCGTGCCCCCAAGATCGTCATCGCCGGGCCCGGCAAGATCGGCAAGACCACTTTCGCCGCCTCAGCTCCGAACGCGGTCGGCATCCTCACCGAGGACGGCTCGGACGCGGTTGATGCGCAGGCCTTCCCGCTTGCGCAAAGCCTCACCGACGTCTACCAGGCGATCGGCACGCTACTGCAGGAAAAGCACGACTTCCAGACGGTGTTCCTGGACTCGCTCGACTGGCTCGAGCCCCTGGTGCACGCGCACGTCTGCGAGGCCAACAAGTGGGCAACGATTGAGTCGCCAGGCTATGGCAAGGGCTACGTGGCCGCGGCCGAGGAATGGCGCAATTTGCTGCAGGGCCTCGAGGCCTTGCGCCAGCGCCGCAACATGGCCGTGATCTTGATCGCGCACGACAAGATCAAGCGCTTTGAGTCGCCCCTTCACGACGGCTATGACCAGTACGTGCTCAAGCTCCACGACCGGGCCTCTGCGCTTGTCATGGAGTGGGCCGACGTTATTGGCTGGGCCAACTACAAGGTCACCACGGTCGAGTCGGACGCCGGCTACGGCAACAAGGAAGTGAAGGCGCGGTCCACCGGGCAGCGCGTTTTGCACGTCGAGCCGCACCCGGCGCATATGGGCGGCAATCGTTTCGGCCTCAAGAACATGCCCCTGTCCTGGGACGCGTTTGCGCAGGCTCTTTCATCAAGCCACAACCAAGGAAACTGAAATGGCACAACTGAACTTCAAAGCATCCAACGTCGAAATCACACCGCGCAGTTACGAAGCGTTGCCTGAGGGTGACTACGAAATGATTGTCACCAAGTCAGACACCAAGCCCACCAAGGCCGGCAACGGTCACTACCTCGAGCTTGAGATGCAAATCGTCGCGGGGCCGTTTAGCGGTCGCCGGCACTGGGAGCGCTTGAACCTCGACAACTTAAGCCAGCAGACCGTCAAGATCGCGCAAGAGCAGCTGGCGCGCCTGTGCATGGCCGTGGGCTTGGACGATGTTGCTGACTCCGAGGAGCTGCACGATCGGGCTTTCATCGCAACGGTTGGCATTGACAAAAAAGACGCCACGCGCAATGTGATCTGGGACTACAAGCCAGCTGCTGCGACCGCTGCGGCGCCGGTTCAGGTCAAGCCTGCCGCAGTTGCAGCCCCGGCCAAGTCTCAGCGCCCCTGGGGCTAGTCATGGCAGCGCTACCTGAAACCCAGCACACAACGGCGCACGCGATCGTGCGCTGGTATGAATCTAAACCGCAAGAGCACCGGCCGCACATGGGGGCCAGCATCATTGGCCATCCGTGCGCGCGGTACGTGTGGCTGACCTGGCGCTGGGCCATGACGCCCAGGTTCCCTGGCCGTGTCTTGCGCCTGTTCGACACCGGCAAGCGCGAGGAGGTGAGGCTGCTTGAGGAGCTGCGCGGCATCGGTGCGCAGGTCTGGGACACCAACCCCGAAACGGGCGATCAGTGGCGCGTGGTGGCCTGTCAGGGCCACTTCGGTGGCTCGCTTGATGGTGTCGCCAAGGGCCTGCCCGAGGCGCCCAAGACGGCCGCGGTGCTTGAGTTCAAGACACACAACGCTAAATCGTTCTCAGACGTCCTGGGCAAAGGCGTGCAAGTCAGCAAGCCGCAGCACTATGACCAGATGCAGGTCTACATGGGGCTGATGGAGCTCACGCGAGCGCTCTACATCGCGGTCAACAAAGACACCGACGACGTCTATGTGGAGTGGGTGCACTTTGATGGCGAGCACTTTGAAAACCTTATCGACTACGCGCAAGGCTTGATCAAGATGCCGACGCCGCCCGAGCGCATCTCGGCCGATCCGGCGCACTGGCAATGCAAGGGCTGCACGCATCACGACCTCTGTCACGGTGGGATTGCTGCTGAGGCCAACTGTCGGACCTGTTGTCACGCCTCGCCCGTTGAGAATGGCGCATGGCATTGCGATCACCACAGCAAAAAAATTGACGACGCAACCCAGCGCAAAGGCTGCGGTGATCACTTGCTGATCCCGGCGCTGACGCCGTACGCCGAGGCAATCGACGGCGGCCCTTCTTGGATTGCCTACAAGCATCGGCAGACTGGACAGGTGTTTGTCAACGGCCAGCAACCGCAAGAGGGCTATGGCCAGGCGTTCACGTCCAAAGAGCTGCAGCACTGCCCGGCAGGGCTACTGGCCAACGCGGCCGAGCTCAAAACGGTGTTCCCAGGCGCAGAAGTGATCACGGGCGGCGTGCATCAGATCGAGTGGGACACGCCCGAGGATTTGGACAGAGTCAGCAAGCCTGAGACCAAGCGCGAGCGCGTGCACCGCGCCAAGATCGCTGAGAGCCTGCGCAACCTGGAAAGGATGGCTTTATGAAGGACGTCGGCTACGTCGCCGTCTTGGCGCTCATCTGGGTTGTCGCGCTGGTGGTCATGGGCCTGGCTGCGCGGGTCATGTGGTTGCTGCTGCAGCTGGGCTGGAACGTGTTGTGAGCACGTTCATCGACTGGGTGCGCGATCGCTCGATCGAGGTCGGTGATTGCTGGGAGTGGCAGGGTTACTTTGAGCGGCACAGCAACACGCCCGTGAGCATACGCAACAGCAAGCACATCTGCGTGCGCCGCGTGTTGGCCATCGAACTGCAACTTATTGACGATCGTTCTAGAAAGGTCACCGGCACCCGCTGCCGGAACTGGCGCTGCGTGAATCCCAAGCATTTGCAGTTGCTTACGCGCCAGGTCGCTGCCAAGCGCGCCGCCGAGAACCGCACCGGCGGCAAGTTGATGTCAAGCCGCAAGGCGTCCGATCATCGTCGCAAGCGGGCCAAGCTGACCATTGACCAGGTGCGCGCAATACGGGCTTCCGATAGAACCTGCAGGGCGCTTGCAATTGAATATGGCGTCAGCTTTCAACACATTGCACTTATCAAATCGGGGCGCATCTGGCGCGAAACCGGGAATGTCTTTTCAAATTTAGTGGAGTCCGTGCTATGAGTTTCATTATCGGAATTGATCCTGGTGCCGCGGGCGCGGTGGCCATCTTAGAAAACGGCAGACTGACGCAGGTCTTTGACATGCCCGTGGTCGAGATCACCGTCGGCGGCAAGAACAAAAAGCGCGTCGCGCCCGAGCTGCTGGCTAGCGAGCTGCGCCTCTACAACCTGGCCGACACGGTCGCGGTGGTCGAGCAAGTGGGCGCCATGCCTGGCCAAGGGGTCACCAGCATGTTTGCCTTTGGCCAAGCCTACGGGCTCGTTTTGGGCGTCTTGGCGGGCCTTTGGATACCGACCACCACCGTGACGCCTGCCACCTGGAAGAAGGCCCTCAAATTGAACACCGGCAAGGACGGCGCCAGGGCCAAGGCGGCGCAGCTGTGGCCTGCCCAAGCCGATCAATTCAAGCGCGTGAAAGACGACGGCCGGGCCGAGGCTGCCCTGCTTGCACATTGGAGGTTGCATCATGTCTGAAATGTTGAGAGAATCGCAACATGATCAACTGCTCACAATCGAAGAGGCGGCAGCCAAGCTGGGTGTCAACTACCACACCCTCTATAGGAGAATT